AAGCGCAAGAAAACACTAATCAAACAGATGCGCCGAAAGATGAAAGTATATAGGTACAGGTGACGGTATGAATAATAAAGATTATGAGTTAATTAGGAAGCACTCGGGGAACAAGGGCTCATCTTATTTGGCGTCAACAATTGATGAGTGTCCGTGCAGAATCGGATATATCTACGGGAAGTCATCTATTCATATATTTTATCTGAATGTAATTTTGTATTTAAGATGGTTAAAGAGAAGGACTAGAAGATGGTTTAAATCGAATGTCTACAGAGGGTGATTGTATGTGCAAGGGTTGTGTATGTCATGAGTGCATCAATAGAATAGATTGCGACAGATGCCACAGATGCAACGATGGCGACAACTCAATCAAATCATGTAGCGTCTACGATAAGCATTACCTATGGCAATGTGGCGCATGTGGTCAATATAACTACGACGCATTTTGTAATCTATGTGGGTATCCAAAGCCTGCCGATACAGCGAGGTGACTTATGTTTAGAATAGTGAAACAAAGTTATATAGATGAAATGAATCGAAGGTTAGATTATCAAACAGACTGGCGTTACTTTTATGAAAGAAAGACACATGAGTTATCTGATGAAGTGGATAAGCTAACAGCCTATTACGAGAAAGAGATAAAGAAGCTGAGAGAAGATAACGCTCAGGCGGTGAGACGTGGCGCGGAAGTTTAATGAACTGTGGAGTTTCATTATATAAAAGCAGGTGGTGGTGTGAATGAAGGATTGACTAAAAAACAGGAAATGTTTGTCCAAGGATTAATCAAGGGGTTAAGCCAAAGGCAAGCCTACAAAGCATCATACGACGCCGAGAACATGAGCGATAATTCGATAGATGTAAACGCAAGTAAACTATTAAAAAATGCTAAGGTGACGCTAAGGTATAACGAACTAAAAAGTAAGGTTATAAAACGCACAGAAGAAAAGGCCATTATAACCGCTGAGGAAATCATAAGAGAGATTGTCGGCATTGCCAAAGATGATATAAAAAACTATCTTAGTTTCGAAACGAAAGAGGTTGTTGTAGGTTTTGAAGATGATGAACCAATCAGAGAAGAAAGAATAACGGTCAATCTTAAAGATAGCAACACGATAGACACAAAGAATATATCTGAAGTATCTCTCGGTAAAGACGGCAATTTCAAATTCAAACTATACGAGAGAGACAAGGCGTTATATAAATTGGCTGAGATGTTCGGCATTAACGAACTCAATAAGGCCAAGCAGAAGTTAGCAGAGGAAAGATTCGAACACGAGAAAGAGATAGACAAGAAAAAATACTGGTGATGATATGGATAGAGTACATCAATTCAGATGTAGCAAACCGTGGAGGAAATTAAGTTATAAATTAAAAGTTGAACGTGGGGGCAAGTGCAACAGATGCGGAGAGATATTGTTAGACTTCAGCAAACTTATTGGCCATCACATAATTGAACTGAATGAAGAAAACATTGATGATGTTAGCATTACGCTCAATCCGGACAACATAGAGATCATATGTCACACATGCCACAACAAGGAACATAGACGGTTCGGCAACAAGAAGAACGTCTATATAATATACGGCAGTCCTTTATCAGGTAAGACTACACTTGTAAAAGAACTGATGAGGCATGGGGATATCGTATTAGACCTCGATAGTCTATGGCAAGCGATAACGATGCAAGACAGGTACACCAAGCCGAGCAACGTAAGGTTCAATGTGTTCAAGATGCGTGATGACTTACTGGACCAGGTGAAGAAGCGCTATGGCAATTGGTACGATGCTTATATCATCGGTGGGTATCCTGACAAGTACGAGAGAGAACGACTGGTTGATGAACTCGGTGCAGAATTAATATATGTAGAAAGTACAAAGAAAGAATGTATAGAAAGAGTCGAGTCAGATGGTAGGGGTAGGGTGTGGATTGAGTACATTGAGGATTGGTGGGAGAAATACGAGAGGCACAACCCCCCGGCCGGTTAACATTTTAGCAACGGCGCCATACTGAGAGTGGTTAGAGTTTGCACATACACCGAAGTTTTGACTTTTCATTTCTTGAATTTTGAAATCATATAAAGGCAGGTGAGACTGTGAGTAATCAAGAGTTATCGAAAGAGATCAACACATTAATAAGCTACTTCCCTGGTGCTGATGAAAACAAACTCAAAGCGCTCGAAGGGTTAATTGAACAGGCAGCCTATGAAAAGATTTATCTGAAGCGACTTAACGAACAGGCCTTAAAAAGCGGCCTTATAGAGTTTCATCCCGAAAATGCCAAGCTTCAGCGGACCCTGCCTATATCAAACGAGATTTCAAAGCATTCTGCCACTCTGACAAACATAATGGATAAGCTTATGAAGCATTTAGCCGTCAATATAGATGATGAGGATGATGATCTTGATGAATATCAATAAACTAAAAGAATTACATCCCGATTCATGGCTGATTGATTATATCCATAAGTGCAAAACAAAAGAAGAAATCATCGGCAAAGAATTGATGTTGATGCTCGATATATTAACAAGTCACTTTGATGATGAAAGCATAAAATTTGACACTACCGAATCTGATACAAGAATAAAATTCATAGAAAAAGAGTGCAAGCATTATGAAGCACCGTTCGCCGGCAAGCCTTTTATCTTAACCCTAAGACAGAAGGCTTTTATTGAGGCTTTCTATAGCTTTAAAATGTTTGACGATGAACCCAACAGGTGGGTTAGGCTATACCAGGAATACTTAATGTTAATCGGAAGGAAATGCGGCAAGACTCCTCTTGTTGCGGCCATGGATTTGGCTGAATGGTTTTGTGGAGAGATGGGGACAAAGGTCCTATGTTCTTCAAATGACTATGAACAAGCTGATCTGATGTTTCAATCAATAGATGCAATGAGAGAAGAAAGCAAGACGCTTGACAAGGTGACTCGTAGGAACATCAAAGGTATCTACTTCGGAAATAAAAAGCAAAAGCGAAGCAAGGGCAAGTTTAGCAGACAAAACAAGGGCAGCATCAGAAAAATATCAGCAAAGACCGGCGCAAAAGAAGGCAAGAACATCAAAGTCGGTTCGGTCGATGAGGTCCACGAGTTAAAAGACAACAGTTCAACGATGCCGATCAGACAAGCTTTATCCACTCAAGACGAACCAATCTATGGCGAGTTAACTACAGAAGGATTCACACGCGATGGATACCTGGATAACAGGCTTGTAGAGGCGCGCAAAGTATTAAAGGGTGAATTGCATCGACCACGCTGGCTTATATGGCTACACACGCAAGATAGCGAGGAAGAGATATGGCAAGACGAATCAACATGGGTAAAATCTAACCCCGATTTAGGCACTATTAAAAAATGGTCCTTTCTTCGAACCATGGTGGATGAAGCCAAGACAAGTTCGTCAACAAAAGCCTTTGTGCTTGCGAAAGACTTCAATTTGCCGCAATCGGCATCCAGCGCATGGCTTCAGCAGTCAGACATAATTAATTTAAGCACTTTTGACCTCAAAGAGTTCATGGGTGCTTTTTATATTGCAGGCAATGACTTTGCAGAAACAACAGACCTATGTTCATCAACTGTTTTATTGAAGAAACCAAATGATAAAAACACATATTTCCATACTCATTATTGGATCCCCGAAAGCAAACTGATCAACAGTCCTGACGGCGTTGATTATTTAGACTGGCAAAGAAACGGATGGCTCACAATAGTCGAAGGCAATTCCGTAGACAGTTCGCTTGTCGCTGATTATCACTTCCATCTATTAAAAGAGTACGATTTGAAGCCTTACATGTCCGGTTATGACAATAGATTCGCTAAAGATTACGTTAACAGGCACGTTGAGATATTCGGTGAGAAACTGACAATCAACATCCCGCAAGATTTCAAAGTTCTGAACAATCCTATGAAGATTTTAGAAGCGGATATTCGCGATGGTTATGTCAATTATCAAAACAATCCGGTTTGTAAATGGTGTCTTGAAAATACCGGGATTGTATTAGATAAATTTGGGCGAATGATGCCTACTAAAATGGAAATTACAAAACGAATAGACGGTACCGCATCCAAAATCATAGCTTATGCGGTACTCGAACAATACAAGTCAGGATTCATGGCTTTGATTAATTAAGGGGGTGAAGGATTGGGAGCGTTAGATTATATAAAAACCATATTCAAAGGCAAGGAAAGCCAATATAAAAGTTGGTTGATGGATGGTACGCCGATATTCACCAGCTTCGGCAAAGATATATATTTGAGCGACTATGTTAACAACGCAATAGACAGAATCGCAAGCGAAGTATCAAAGATTGAAATCAAAAGTATCGTCGAAAATGGGGACTTTGTAAAGACTCAGAACGACGATATCACAAGGTTGTTCAGATTCAAACCAAATCCGCTACAAACAACATCCGATTTCTTGGCAAATGTGGAATGGATAAGGCGAAAGCATCGAAACGTCTTTATTTATCCACAATATGAAATTGTGAAATTGCCAAACGGCAGAGAGTTCAAAAGATACGCAGCGTTTTATCCTCTGAAACCGGTCAACATCTCAATTGGAGAAAATAATGGTCGAGTGTGGGAAGTAAAGTTAGATTTTGAAGATGGCTCAAGTTTTACTCTACCATATGCTGATCTGATTCATTTAAAGTGGCGCAGAGGCACAAGCACAACGGTTGGCGGAGGCGACGACAAAGGTTTAGCAAATGATTACGACGTTATTCGGACCATTGAGGCACTGGATAAGACTATACAAGGCCTTCCGAAGTCCATTGAAGCAAGTTTGCAAATCAAAGGCGTGTATGCAGCTAAAACATTAGCGGATCAGGAAAAAATGAACAAAATGCGTGAGGATTTCGAAAGCCATATCACAACGAGTAAATCAGGCATGATCGCCACAGACCTTGCGGGAGAATTTACACCGGTTAGAATATCCCCACCTGAAATAAGCGACACCGCACTCAGGTTCTTAAAAGCAGTAATCCAAGAACGTTACGGCGTGAGTGCTGCAATATTAAGCGGAGATTACACAGGCGAACAGCACAGCGCGTTTTATCAGACCGCTATCGAAGATTTCATTATTCAACTGGAACAGGCCACGACCGCGTGTCTATTTACGCAAAGAGAACACGACACAGGCCATAGAATCAAAGCGTATTACAGCAAGGTTAATTATATGGACAATGGCGCAAAGATGAACCTTGCGGACTTAGCGAAGGAAACAGGACTAATGACACTCAATCAGATCGGCGAGATGTTCGGCATTGAACCGTTCGAAGCTGGAAACCGCAGACTTCAGTCGTTAAACTTTGTGAACATTGAAAATATTGACGAGTATCAGAAAAATAAAGCGGGAGTGAAGGAGGCTGAAAAAGATGGAGAATAAAGATTTGTTGAAATATTCAAGACTTGGTGGTTTCGGGGAAGCTTGCGAACTCAGGGCGCTAGAACCCACCGAAAACACAGGTTATATTATCGAAGGATATGCCATTGTTTACGAACAAAAGGTGAGTATCGGCGGTTGGTTTGATGAAATAGTAAAGCGTGGCGCACTGGACGGGGCAGACCTAACCGATGTGCCGTTATTCATTCATCACAACGGCGCCACTATTCCGCTGGCTAGAAGCAGAAAAAACAATAAAAACTCAACTTTGAAACTAACGGTTGATGATACTGGATTGCATTTTAGAGGTGAACTTGATGTTGAAAATAACTCGGATGCAAAAGCGCTTTACTCATCGGTTCAGCGTGGCGACATAACAGGAATGTCTTACTCTTTCAGAGTTTCAGAAGAAAAATGGTTAAACATCGACTTGCCAGTCCCAACAAGAGAGATTTACAAATTCAAAAGGATTGGCGAAATATCAGCGTTATGGAGTCCTGCATATGAAGGGACTAGCATAGAGGCTCGTGATAGGGAACTGGACAGTTCCGACAAAATGGCGTTGGACAACGCTAGATCATCGCTGGATAGCGGTAAAAGCGAGTTAGAAATCGAGAAACTTAAACTAAAAATTAAATTTGGAGGTACTAGATAATGAAAAAGAAATTATTGGCTTTATTGGCAAAGAAACAAGAAGCAAGATCAGCAAAAGTGGCAATGGTCGACAAATCAAACGACGTGGCAGAACTTAGAACTTTGCAAGGTGAAGTTGAAGCAATCGACGCAGAAATCAGAAGCATCGAAGCAATGATCGCGGAAATCAAAGATGAACCTGAGAATGAAAGAACTGCCGCAGTAAACTCTGAAATTCCTGGAATCGTCAAAGCAACTGCCACAGAAATCAGAACCAGTGACAACGACGACATGGAATACAGAAAAGCGTTTCAACAGTTTGTTACAAAAGGTACTGAGATTCCTGCCGAAGTAAGAGCGGACGCAAACACCTTGACAACTGATATCCCAGGAGCAATCCCTACAGTGTTGGTTGATAGAATTGTTGAAAAACTTGAATCGGTTGGAAACATCCTTCCTTTATTCACCAAAACAAGCTTTGCAAGTGGTGTTGCGATTCCTACATCTTCAGTAAAACCAGTTGCAACTTGGGTACTTGAAGGCGCAAGTTCTGACAAGCAAAAGAAAACTACTGCAAATATCACTTTTGGTAGCTTCAAACTAAGATGCGAAATCTCAATGAGCCTTGAAACTTCTGTAATGGCTTTGTCAGCATTTGAAAACGCATTCGTCAAAAATGTTGTGGATGCAATGGTCAAGAAAATTGAATCAACTGCAATTTCAAACGCAGACGGCACAACATCTCCAAAAGGAATTTTGGCAGAAGCAGTAGTTGAAGGACAAAACGTAAATGTTGCAGCAGCTGGAAAATTAACTTACTCAACTCTTACCGATGCAGAAGCAGCATTGCCACTTGCTTATGAAACCGGCGCAGTTTGGTTCATGACTAAAAAGACTTTCATGGGGTTCATTGGAATGGTTGACGATCAGAAGCAACCAATCGCAAGAGTGAACTATGGTCTTGGCGGAACTCCTGAAAGAACTCTGCTTGGTAGAAAAGTATTGTTGAATGACTACATGGCAAGCATTGCAGCAACAGTTGCCGCTGATACAGTTGTAGCGTTCATGTTCGACCCATCAGACTACGTTGTCAACACGGTTTACAACATGGGCGTACAAAGAAAGCAAGATTGGGACACTGAAGATATGCTTACTAAAGCTGTCATGATCTTGGATGGTAAAGTTATCGATAAAAACTCACTTGTTACTGTTACTAAAACATTAGCTTAGGAGGATAAACTATGGCACTTCTTGACGATGTGAAAAGGGGCATAGGTGTATTTTATTCCGAAGCCAACAAGGACGCAGACGTTCAAAGAATGATAGATGGTGCCATTGGTTATTTTGGCGGTGCGGGGTGGGATGTTTCCATCCCTACGCCATTATCCACTGAGGCCATTATATTATATTGCAAAATGGCACAATCAACGGACCCTTCACAGTTAACCAACCATCCAGTTTTGATATCTTTCATCACTCAAAACAGAATCACAGTAGAGGTGATAGCCGATGCTTAGATTCAATCCAAACACGCCGTTAAAATTCTACTACAAAGGCACAACCTACACTCCTGGACAGGGAAACGTTACATCGTGGGTTAAGATTGCCAGTGGTGATATAGACACGTTCTACTGCCAATGGAAAGGCGCCTACGGTGACGCGGTTATAACTGCTGATAATATGGGGGTTAAGGACTGGGGAACGGTTAAAACGTTTTACAATCCTGATATCTATGAAAAACTCAAAACAGTATCGGTTGTCGTGATAAAAAATGCTGATGCATCCGCTTTTGTGGATGGCGAAATCAATAAAAATAATATGAATGTCTATGAACTATGGGGCGGTGTTGATAATGTTCTTGAGCAGAATCAATACATGGAGTTTAAGGTCAGGAGGTATGAAGGCTTATGATAAAAAATTTACTTCAAACCTGCCTCGATTCTGTCCTATACGCAAAAAATATTTATGTTCATGAACAAAAGAAAAGCGGACCGGATGCAGATGAATATGTCGTGTATTCCATGAGTGGCGATACCAAAGAATCATTTGCAGACGATAAGGTCACTGTTAAAAATGCAAGTGTGACAGTCAGATATTTTTATAGAGAATCGAAGTTAGAAAACCACGCCAGTAGAACAAAAGTCAGAGAGATTGAAAACTTGATATTAGCCACCCTTGAGGCAAACGGCTTTGAATGTGTAGGACCTTTTGACAGTGGAGACGTTGACGGCATTGGTTACATGGTGACAATCTTCGAATGCGAGTATTGGCGGGTGATCTGATGAGTGTATCTATAGACATCAACAAACTGGATAGCGCAATAAGCGACATTCTCAAAGAATATGGTGACGTCGTATTCACTGCAACCGATGAAGCTTTGGCGGCCGGCGAAAAGGTTTTGATTAAGAATCTGAAAGCCGCAAGCCCAAAAGACAAAGGTGATTATAAAAAAGCTTGGAGAGGAACCGGCAAAAAGTACAAACTTAGACGGTTTGTCGGGAATACAACAACGGTCATTTCAAAAGGCAAAGCGACACCTTTAACAAATATATTGGAGTACTCAACCACAAAAGGCAAGCCATTTGTAAAGAAAACTTACGAATCCAACGTCAACGAGATTGCAAGAGCGATCGTAAACGAAATCAAGAAAGGGGTATAACCTATGAGCAATAAAGTTAAATTTGGCTTAAAGAACGTCCACTATGCAGTTATAACAGACACTGCCGGCGTTATTACGTTCGGCACACCAACAAGAATACCTGGTGCGGTCAATTTAGTTCTATCACCAAAAGGAGACAAGACAGAATTTTATGCAGATGACACGGCTTATTTTGTAACCACTGCGAACCAAGGCTACGAGGGAGATTTGGAAGTTGCTTTAATTCCTGATCAGTTTAAGATTGACGTGCTCGGGGAGAAGGCGGATGCAAACGGAGTTTTATTCGAAGATTCTGCAGCTATCCCTAAAAACATAGCCTTGATGTATGAATTTACAGGCGATGAGAAGGCTACACGCCACGTTAATTATAACGTGTCAGTGGCTAGACCAAGCATAGAGAGTTCAACTAAAGGCTCAAGCATTGAACCGGTAACAGACAAAATCTCAATCACCGCTTCGCCAGCATTAGACACAGGCTACGTAAAAGCAAAAGCACAATTGGGCGACACTGGCTACGATACATTCTACGCGTCTGTATATGCTTTTGTTCCAGTAGTTCCAGCGGGTTAGGAGTTGACTAAATGGAAAAAATACTAAACATTGACGGCAGAGACGTGAAGTTCAAGTCTACTGCCTCTTTTCTTTTACGTTACAAAATGCAATTCCAACGCGATGGACTAAAAGACCTATTAAGGTTACAAGGGGCAATTGATTTAAAAACCAAAAAGGTAGCAGATATTGAATCTCTTGATCTTGAAGTGTTTTACAACATGACATGGACGCTTGCGAAGGTTGCGAATCCGGAAATACCGCCACCTTTAGAATGGCTTGATACTTTTTCAGAGTTCCCGCTAATAGAAATCATTCCGGAAATAATCGAACTCATGATGCTTTGCTTACAATCGAGCGTTCAGAGTAAAAAAAAAATATAGATGAAGATACCTCTTTTGAGCTGTCCACTGAAATATTCATAATCAGGGCGCTTGAAAGGGGTATTGCTTTATCTGATTTTGACAACCTGACAATTGGAATGATTATGGACATACTTATTACAGGAAATAACGAGCGGGTGCAAGAAACTGATGAAACGAGACTCGCCAATCAATCAGACTTTGACAATTTCTAAAGAAGGGGGTGAAAGTCTATGGCAAATAAGATTAAAGGTTTAACTATTGAGGTCGCTGGTGAAACTACCCTTCTTCAGAAGTCTATGGCAGACGTTAACAAAAGCACTAGAGATTTAAAGTCTGAATTGAGGGATGTTGAAAGGCTCTTAAAATTAGACCCCGGGAACACTGAACTTATCGCACAAAAACAAAAGATTCTAGCAGATTCGATTGACGGGACCAAAGATAAACTCAATCAATTGAAGGAAGCAGAAAAACAAGCGCAAGAGCAATTCAAAAAAGGCGAAATATCGGAAGAACAATATCGCGCGTTACAACGTGAAGTTATAAAGACAGAAACGGAACTCAAGAAGCTGGAAAGCACCTCAAAAGACTTCGGAACAAACCTAACTAGAGATTTAAAAGACGCCGGAAAATCTATGCAGGACTTCGGCTCAAAAGTAGAAGGGGCAGGCAAAAAGTTTGCGCCGGTTTCCGCTGTTGCCGGTGGCGCATTGGCTGGCATTGTTGGACTCGGAATCAAGGCCGCTAAGTCAGCCGACGATATCAACACACTCGCAAAACAAACCGGGCTATCGACAGATCAGATTCAAAAATTCCAATACGCTACAGAGTTGATTGACGTACCTCTTGAAACCTTAACAGGCTCAATGTCTAAGCTTACAAAAAACATGGGAACAGCTAGAGACGGAACAGGAGCGGCTGCGGAAGCGTTTGACCTTTTGGGAGTTAGTGTTACAAATAGTGACGGTACCCTTAGAAGCAATCAAGATGTATTCACAGAAGTTATCGCAAAGCTTGGCGAGGTCGAAAACGCAACAGAGCGCGACACAATCGCTATGGATTTATTCGGTAAGTCAGCACAAGACTTGAACCCACTTATATTAGGTGGAGCGGATGCGCTTAAAACGTTAGGCGATGAAGCCGAAGCCGCTGGACTGATATTGTCTGAGGATGCGTTAAACAGCGCCAATGAATTCAATGACGCGATGGACACGTTAAAAGCAAAAACAGCAGGACAGTTCGCGGCGGTGGGCGCAGAAGTTGCAACCATGCTTATTCCGGTACTCGAAACCCTTGGCGATACACTGAGCAAAGTCTTAGAATGGGTTGGAAGTTTGGATGCTGGCACACTTCAAATGATTATGACTGTTTTAGCAGTTGTGGCCGGTATTGCACCACTATTGATTATTATAGGCAAGGTCATAACGGCAGTTGGAGTTATAACATCAGCTTTACCGGTGTTGGGTGCGGCGTTTGCTGTTATCACTGGACCAATAGGATTGATGATTGCAGCAGTGGCGGCGGTAATTGCAATCGGCGTCCTTCTCTATAAAAACTGGGACGCTATAAAAGCGAAAGCAAAAGAATTGTGGGATAACCTCAAAAACACATTCAATTCCATCAAACAGGCAATCTTGGCACCTATCACAAGCGCCATCGACACGCTCAAAAACATCAATCTTGTAGACATCGGAAAGAACATCATCGGCGGATTAATCAACGGTATCAGTTCCATGATTGGCAAAGTAAAAGAGACGGTTGGCAATATAGCCGGAGCGGTTACAGGTGGCGTCAAGTCATTGCTTAAAATCCAATCGCCATCAAAAGTCATGGAAGAAATGGGTGAGTATACAGGCGAAGGGTTCGCAAATGGTATCGAGAACAGTTTGAAAGGCATTTCGAAGCAAACGCAAGCCATGAGAGATGTAACTACAAGTGCAGGAAGTGGGACGAGCGCTTCAAATTCAAATACAAGTAATTCATTCAAGAACAATTTCAACATATCACAATTAATTGTAAGAGAAGAAGCAGACTTAAAAAAAGTAGCTAGAGAACTGTATAAAATACAAGTAGCAGGCGCGAGGGGGTGATGAAGTGGGATTTACATTTAATGGTCAACACAGTAACGCTTTCGGAATTTTTTATAAAACCGAATTAATCCCAATCATCCCTTCAAAACGTTCTGAATCTGTAGAAATACAAGGTTTTGATGGCTTGCATGTGTTTGAAAGCGACTACAATAACATACTAATATCTTTAGCTTGCGTTACAGTCGGGACTAAAGTTTTGGATAGAAGAAAAAAAGGCAGAGCGATAGCAAAGTGGCTTTCGGATACAGGCAAACTGATATTTGACATTGAAAAAGATATAGAATATCAAGTGGTAAAAATCACTAGCGATATAAACGCCGAAATGAGTGGTAATGTCGACAAGTTCAACATTGTATTTGAATGCAGTCCAATACAGACACAAACATATTACAACGATTCAATAACGTGGGAAGAAGCAGACACAGCGTGGGCCTATATGAATATTCCTTGGGCAGGATACCCTAGAACATTTGAGGTATCAGGGCCTGGAACAATCACAGTTGAGAACGCCGGAACCTATAAAGCTTTACCACTCATAATTATAACAGGTACATCAGCAAGTGCAGTTGTCGGACCGATCACTATTACCAACTTAACAGGAACGATCTATGTGGATTGCAAAAACAAACTCGTATATAGCGTGAGTGGTGGCGCAAAGGTGAATCAATTGTCAAAATTCAGCGGCGACTTTGTAACACTCGAACCTGGATCCAATTTATTGAATGTAAGCGGAACAATGTCCGTCGAGTTTGACTATAAAAATACATTTATATAGGAGGTCAATTTGTATCCTAAGTTAATGAGTAGTGATGGCCAGCAATTGGCCATCCTTGACAACATTATAAAGGACAGTGCGCGCATAAAACGTGTGGTCAATGGTGAATTTACATTCAGCTTTGAAGCAGTTGAAAAAGAACTCAAAAGCGAATACTTTAATCCGGACAACAATTTAGTAGTAGGTGGCCAAACGTTCGACATTAAGTATACCGAACAAACTCATGACGTTGGAATTGTATATAGGATCGAATGTGAACACGCCAATTACAGGCTTAGGGATGGGGAAGATAATATTTTTCCTTCTTACGCGTTCACAGGAACGCCGGCACAGATATTGACCAACATATTGACGGGAACGGAATTTAATGTTGGAACAGTGGATTATACGGATGAGGTAATTGTATTAGTGAACGAGGAAATAACACGCAAAGACCTGATCTATCAACTTGCAAATCTTTTGGGAGGAGAAATCGAGTATACAAACCTGGGCTTTACAATTAATTTGTTGAACTCAATCGGTCATGATAACGGTTTCGAAATAAGACTTGGCAAGAATTTAAAAGGGATCACAAAAACAGTTGATTCGAGGGGTGGACTTAAGACCTATTACAACGTCAATATCGTTGAGTTGAAAAACAGTAATGAGTACATTAAAAAAGGGCTCCAAGATTTAGAGGTGATTGAAGTAGGCGACACGGTCAGGGTTATAGATGAATTGATGGGGATCAATGTAGTGAATAGGATTTTATCAATTGAATATAACCCGATTTTCGCAATGAATACTTCGCTTGAAATTGCAAACACAATTGAACTTATCAC